TTGTACATATTTAAAAGTATTACTTGTAGAGTTAAAATAAAATTGTCCAACAATTGCATCTGTGTAATCTGCTACTGGTGATGCTGGTGGTATTCCTGAAAAAGACCATTCTTCTGTTGCTGATGTTCTATCAGGTGTTCCACCTGCGAAAGCTAACGCTGAAGTATTACTTGTTCCTGAACCACCTAAATCGTATCTTGCAGTTGCTAAATCAGCCACTTCTGTCCACGATGTACCATTCCAAGATTCTGTTTTTGCTGTTTGACTACCATCATTCCCACCAAAAGCTAATGCATTTGTATTGGAACTTTGAGCTGATGCTCCTAAACCATTTCTAGCTGAATTTAAATCTCCAACTTCAGTCCAAGTAGATCCATTGTATTTTTCTACAACAGCAGTTCTTGGGCTACCACCGATTGCCATGCCTGCAGTTTGTGTACCACATGCCGCCATATCACTTCTTGCAGTGTTCATGTCATTTGTTTCTGTCCAAGCAGTTCCATTAAATTCATATGTTTCTGCTACTGTTCCTGGTGTGCCACCAAAAAATACAGCAGAAGTGTTAGATGCACCAATACCACCTATAGATGCTTTTGAAGCTGGGTAATTAGTTGAACTTGTCCAACTAGTTCCGTTATATTTTTCTGTAGCGTTTGTAACACTAGGCGATTCACCGCCTACTACTACCGCAGAAGTATAAACTCCTGCTCCATGAAGGTGGCTTCGTGCTGTGTTTAAATTATTTCCTTCAGTCCAAGCTGTACCATTCCAAGTTTCAGATTTATTAGTAATAGGAGGTGCATTACCACCAGCCGCCAAAGCCGCTGTTGTTGTTCCCATAGAAGCTAAATTATCACTGGCTGTATTCATGTTTGCAGAACTAGCCCATGCTCCTGCATAAGGACTTGCCGCTTGTGCTTGTGCTAGTGGTAATGGATCTGCTGGTAGATTTTTAACTGTGAAACCTTTTATACCTTTAAAAGTAGCCATTGGATTATTTATCCTTTAGCAGCCAACCTTGTGTACCATCAGTATATACTAGAGTTAAACCAGCTCTTTCTATGCTTACAGTTAAGCTTGCTGCAGTTCCCATTATTTTCTCTGATCCATTTGGTGCAACCGTTAAATTGTTTGTATCAAATGTTCCAGCATAATCAATTAACGTAATTTCATCACCTAAAGTTCCTGCTGGTAATGTCGCTGTAAAAGCTGCTGATGTTGTATTACAAAAATATCCTTCTCCTGCTACTGCTGTAAATCCTGAAGTTTTGACTGCTTGGTATGATGTACCACCAGAATTATCTACAAAAGATAAAACACCTGATCCGTTAGATGTCATAATTTGATCTGCTGATCCTGTTACTGTAGGAAATGTAAGTAAATCTAGTTTTACGGCTCCCGAACCTTTTGGAGTTAAAGTAATACCAATATTAGTATCGTTACCAGTTGAAGATATAATAGGTGCTCCACCTGAAGCGGCGTTTGCTAAAGTAAGTTCATTAACCGCTGAACCTGTAGCTGTTACATTAAGTAATTCAGCTCCATTAGTATCTAAAATATTTGTACCAATTTTAGGTGATGTTAAAGTTTTGTTTGTTAAAGTCTGTGTACCAGTTTCTGTTACTGTGCCTGCTGTAGATAATGGTATTTCAATAACTCCAGTATTAGTTGCAACACCATCAAGGTATATAGCTTTATATCCTTTGTCAGTTGCTGAAAAAGTAACTGTAGCTCCTGAACCTGAAACTGCTTTTAATTGTACTGTGTATGCACCTGATGTGCTGTTTTTAATAAAATAAAAAGTTTCTGTAAGAAGAGGAAATGTTACAATTTTATTTCCTGTAATTGCTTCTGGTGAAACGGCCCCAAGAATAATAACTCTGTTTTGAGCAGCACCTGTTAAAGCACCATCAGCTACAGTTAATGCTGTAGTGTTAGCCCCTGAACCTGCTGCATTTAAAGTTTGAATTTTAAATCCACCCAGTAATTGTTCTGCAAGGTTTAAGTTAGCGTTTGTTTTTGTTCCCCAAGTACCAGCATTTTCGCCAGTTGCCATTAGCTCTACGCCAAGATTTGTATATGTTGATGCCATAATTTAATTCCTATGCTGCTGTGTTATAACTGGTATTTGATCCAGTTGCAACACTCGAATAACTAGTATTTGAGCCTGTTGAAACACCACTATAATTCGTATTACTACCTGTGTCAACATTTTGATAATGAATAATAAAAGGTGAACCTAAAGTAGAGGTTATAGAAAGCCCTGTAAAACTTACCACTTGATCAGCTATAGCAGGTAATGTTCCAATAGAGGCAGTAAAAGAAAGCCCTGTAAAACCTACTATTTGATCTGCTGGATCTATCGTGCCAACAGATAGTGTTGATTGTATTCCTGTAGGTTGAACAGTTACTGAACCTGACCCTATTATATTTCCTTGTTGAACAGGTATTTCAAAACCAGTTAAAGATACTGCATCGTTTGGAACAATAACCGTTCCTTGTGCAGAGGTAATTTCAAAACCTGAAATTGTAGGTGTAACAGAAGTATCAATTGTAATTGTTCCTTGAGCAGATGTAATCTGACTTCCTGTTACAGATACATCTTCATTTGGAGCAAAGGCTGTACCTTGTTGTACTGTAGAACTTAATCCTGTAAATCCAACAACTTGATCCGCTGGATCAATAACACCAATTGATGCTGTAATTTCTTCTCCTGTAATAGTAGGTGTAACAGAAACATCTGTTGTAGCTGTTCCTTGTGCAGAGGTAGTTGAAATACCGCTAGGTTCAATAGTTACATTAATAACATTTGTAATAGATCCTAATGTAAACTCAGATTCTACTCCTGTTGGTAATACTAATGCAGTACCAGAAATAGTAAGTGAATCATTTAATGTAGATGTGATTGATAAGCCAGAAAGTGATACGGTTTCATCTGCAAGATTTCCCCATTCACCAGAACCCCAAGATTTAGCACCCCAACCTGTGGCTAAAGTTTCATCTTCACCCCAGTAAGCTTGGCCCCAGGTAAACCTACCCCATCCAGCCATCTCTTACTCCTATGCTAATCTTATAATTGCGTTTGACGAATCGTTCGCAGGAAATTGAATTGTGAAAGTCCCAGCTGTTGCTGTTTTATCAGAACCAAAAGCAATTACACAAACAGCGTCAGTTGTACCTGAACCACCATCTGTTGTTGTGTTGTAAATCATTGCACCATTAGCTGTGAAAGAAGCTGATGTCCAAGAGACATCAGTAAAATCTGTAAATGCTGTTGTTGAAGTTAAACCAACACCAGTATTTGTTAAAGCTGAGCCACCCGCAGAATATGCAGATCCCGCTGTATTAGTAATTTCGTTTGTAGTTGCATAATCTGTTGTTGCTGCACCTAGAGATGCTGAACTTGTAAATAATGCTATTTTAAAAGTATCTCCACCTGAAGAATCAAAATCGTGTTTCCCAGATAAAAGCTCTGATTTAAAACTTGAACATATTGCTGATGATATTGCCATAATAAATCTCCTTGTTTACGGTGTTGGTGAAGGTACTGGTATTCTTACCGTCCCATCCGTATAATCGTCTCGTTTACGTCTACCTAATTGTTCTAATCCGAACTTTTGTACTTCTTCTTTATACTTATTTTCATAAAGTGTCAACATATCCGTTGGTCCTTTTAAAAAACCATAAGTTTCTGATAAACACGCATATAATAAACCATTTCCAAAGTATTGACTTATATAAGTCGTTGTATTTGAACTAGATAAACCCGTTGGAATAGCTTCATAATGAATTTTAAATACATATGTCGAATCAGGTACAGGGGCTAAAAATAATCTTCCAGAAGTAGTATCTGTTACACCAGTAGCTCCACCAAACATAGCATAGTATTTAGGTGTTCCTGTGGATGTTTCTGCTGGTATATATTCTTGTAAATAAGTTTCATCTTTTTTTTCTAACCAAGTATTAGTTCCCGTAGAAGCAGATGTTGAAGTATAAACTTGTACTCCTTTAACAAATAAAGTTTCGGCAGGTACGTTAATTGTACTTTGACCTGTAACTAAATTACCTGTTGATTGTTTTTTATATGCATCAATAGGTACATCTCTTAAAATTCTCATTTCAGCATTATCAATGATTTGATTAGTTATAGTAGATGTTAAAACATTAGTATCTACTTCTGTATAACTTGAAATTGCTGCTGTTAATGTTGCGTATGTAAATCCTGACATAATTAAGCCCTATCATTAACGGGTCCAATTGTACACTGAAAACCGCCTCCTTTTTCACTACTTGTTGCAGCATTTACTAAAGTACAATTTATACCATCAAATTGAGTAATAGTGGTAGGTTGACCAGGGTTATTTTCTGAACTTGTATTTAAAGAAATAACTTTATAAGAACCATAAACTTTAGCTCCAATAAGATGAGTTCCTGCAGTCGTATTACCGTAAGTTACACCTCTATAAGGTGCACTTGTTCCTCTAATACATCCTGTTAAATTATTTCCTGTTCTTCCAGTATATTCAATAACTTCATTTTGATAAGTACCAACTTTTAAAAGATCTGTTGTATCAGCAGAAGTTAAAATTTTTTCAATGATAATATAACCTGAACTTGGAAAAGCTGTTCCTGTTTGTAAAATAATTGTTTTATCCGTAGTTGAAATAGCTGTGTTTAAAGTTGTAGATAATTGTAATGTAGTTATAGGTACTCCACCCACTGGAGATTTAACATCTTTAAATCTTACAAAATCATTTACTTCAAGGTCACCATTTGGAGAAGAAATTTTTAAAACTGTATTTGAAGTTGTAGTAAAAGGATGATCAGGTAAAAAATCTTGTGTTGCAGGTTCTACTCTAGCTGGTCTTGCATTAGGTAAACCTTGTGGATCACCACCATGCGGTTTAGGTTCTAACTGAGGTTGTTTAGGTTCAAATTCTGAAATATGTACTCTTGACCCATTCCATTCTGTTACCATTTCACTATAAGGAAAAGCTTGTCCTGAACGATCTGATATAAATTGTGCGAATTTACCTTTTGAAAGATTAGACATTATGCGGATGGATAATAAGTTTTAGGGGTTATAATAGTACTTGAAGAAGAACCATCTTCTGCTAAAGCTCTAGCTAATTCATCTTCATATAACATTTTCATGTTTTGAGTTAATTCAGGTTTAAATTTTTGAGATAAATAAAAAGCTAATCCAGAAGCCATACAAGGAACAAATCTATAAGGCACATCAGTTGCATTTGTATAAACTCCTACATCATCAATTCTTTTAACATAGTAATAATTAATAAGATGTCCTACAACACCCGATCCTGGAGTTTGATATAAAGTCATTGTAACTTTGTCTATAAATCTTTGAACAAAATATTGTGAAGGAGTGCCTTGAGAAGTTTTATTTGAAAGTCCTTGGTAAGTAGATCTATTTATTTTTGTTAAAGGTGAATCAACACTAGATGCATTTCTATAATTAGCTTCTAAAATATCAGATGCTCCATAAACAGCGGTAGTATCTGAAGTACCATCCGCAGTAGATCTATACATTGTGTAAACCGCTTGACCTTGAACAAGTGTAAAACTATTATTAGCTACTTCCCAATAATGAAGACCTCTGTTTCCCCATTCTTGAAACATAATATTTAAAGAACGTCTAGCGGATCTTAATTGATTACCTGATACTCCTTGTAATCCTAATCTTTCATAAGACTCTTCTATAATTTCATCGATAGAAAAAGTTTTATCAAAAGTAGTTGTTTCAGAAGTAGTATTAGCCATTTAGACTCCTAAGCTGTTAAATTCGGACCAGAAAACTTATCTGTAAGTAATGTATATGCTGTAACGTTAGTTTTAGTTTTACAATAAATTCCTTTTGGAAATAAAATTCCATCTTCTGGAAAATTTAAAGTAAAAACATCTCCAGTTGGAACATCCACATATAATAAAGTATCACCTGAATTTGAAGTTGTAGTTAATTCTAAAACACCTGCTCCACCACCATCAGAGGATACCGAGATACCTCGGAGTCTTATAGGGGGTGCTACAATTGCTGTTGCACCTGCTGCTGCAGCGGATCTAGTTGCTTGTATATCACTTTTGCCTGCCATGTTTTTTCTCCTTAAAGTTTGTAGGAGCCCCGAAGGGCCCCTTTAATTATTTATATATCTCTATTTTGAAGATAAGTTATAGTAACGTCAGCTGCACCAGCGGATGCCGCTGTGCCAGACTGATTATAAGTCCATAATATTGAAACATCACTTGTTCCAACGTCCATATAATTACCAACTTGAGAAGCATCTGAACTAGCTAGTACTCTTGCAACAGTACCTGCAGCTAATGCATCACAAAACAAATTAACAGTTGCAACAGTACCTATATCAAAAGTATTTGTTGTAGCTGCGTTAAATGCAGTTGTTATATCAGTTGTTATTTCTAAAACCTGACTGTTAGCTGGTAAATAACCAATAACAGTTGAACTACCGTCTGCTCCAAAAACAACTTCTGCTGATTGAGACATTACTACCCAACCTGTGTTTTTTACGTCTGTGCCAACAGTTGTTCCTGTTGTATCTTTTATCGTTCCCGCTTTTATTGGTCCCGAAAATGTTGTGTTTGCCATGTTATATTCCTCCTAGAATATGTAAATATAGTCCTCTAGGGATGTCGACTATATGCGTCTATATTCACTTGTTTTATTGTTTATGTATAGTGGTTAAAATATATATGATTTTTAAATAGAGTGCAAGAGATTCTATAGTGAAAGTGCGATTTCAGCAATGTAGCTTGTTATTAAGTAGCTACGGAAACTTGTGGTGCGGAACCTTCCACTTTAGCAGCCAAGCTAGCTTCTTTAGCTTCTGCCATTTTGATATGATTTATAACGTCTCGAACCATTTTATCGATTCTAACCATATCGAGAGTGTATCTATCTTCAGATAGATGTTCCTGCTCCCATTTTAACTCCAATGACCTCTTCTGTTTGTAAAGGTCTTGTAAGTGGCTCATCTTTGATCTCCTCAAATGTTAACCATGTTTTTGCCAAAGCATAAAACCCTGACGCTTCCCAATTAATATCATTTTCTCCTATTTTGTCAACTATAGCGTTTTCTAAAGATGTAGCTTCATCTTTTGCCATAACTGTAAATTGAGTCATATAACCATATGCTCTAATTTTAATTAAGAAGTTTTTCATGATTTTTTCTTTCTACCATAAAAAAAGGGGCACTTCAAGAGCGCCCCTTTTTAATTAATTATGCTTAGAATTAAGCACCTTCAGAAGCAAAAATACCTCTAAAGTCAGAAACTCCAAAAGAGTATCTTTCTCTAGCTTTGTATCTTACGTTTCCAGTGTCGAAGTCACCTTCCATTTTAGTGGAAATAGATGATCTTTCGAAGTACTTCATTCCATTAGGCACATCTGTAATGATGTAAAATGCATCAGGATCAGTTAAATAGTTATTCACTACATAACCTTGAGGTATCATCCCCATAGATTTGATTGCATTAATGTCATTATCAGCTGTTCCAACTCTAAGAGTAGATTTCATTAATCTATCTGCTGTAAATTGAAGCTCAGAAGGAACAATCATTTTCATTCCTTTAGCTGCAATTTTTAAACCTCTCTCATCAGTGAAAGCCGCAATGTCGATAAGCGACTGCTCTAATGAAGTTTCGTTAAGGTCCGATTGAGTTGCCAAAGTGTTAGATACTGTACCCGCTACTGTTGGGTGTGCAGTATTAAACAATGAAACTGCATCTCCAGAATCAAAAGCATCCGTTGTAGGAAGACCTTGGATTAGTGGATTAACAGCTTTCACTTGCTTTGTGTTTGCCATTGAACGAGCCAACGCTTTTGTATATCTAGACGATAGTCTGTCATATAGGTTATCTTCAATTGCTTCTTCAGTAATTGAAAATGCTAAAGCTATAGTTTCGTGAGTGTATCTAGCTGTGTAAGTCTCTTGAGCATTGTCAAAAGTTACACCAGAACCCTCAGGTTTTACTTGTGCATTAGCGAAACCCGATAACATAACTTCTTCTTCAAAAGCTCTGTCCGAAGTTTCTTTACTATAAATAGCTTCGTGTTGGTTTTCGTATTGTTTGTATTCAAGTCCGAATAGTGCATTCAAACCTGGTTCTAGTTCTTTAACTAGCTGCGATCTTGATATTGCCATGTTTTATCTCCTATTCAGTTGTTATACCCCATTCGCATTTAATGCGAATTGGTGTTCATTGATTCTAACTACCCAGTTAACATTGGCTGAAGCTACGTCATTGTTAGAAGGATCTTTCGATACTCCTAATATTTGAAGCGTTGCTGATGAGCCTGCTGCTAATGTGCTGTCGTCTAGTTCTACTTTAGATACGTAATCTGGAGTAGAGCCTGCTACGTAAGCGATATCTGCAACATTGAAGATATCAGTTAGAGCTGATGCACCTGCGTTATTAGATTGGACCTCAAATCTTTCATAAGGATCGTCACTTACGAATCCAACGATGTCTGTTGCAGCGTTAGAAGCGGCTAAGTGATTAGCCCATGTTGGTTTTGAAGTTGAAGCGTCAGTATAGAATACACCGTTAAGTGATCCTACAACTCCTCCGCCTGCACCTGCTACTTCAACAGAACCGTCAGCCTTCATTTTGACTAGGTCCCATTGGTATATAGCTGTTGCAGAAGCAGATATGCTGTACTCAGATAATCCTTGATTATCTGGATTCTGACCAACTTTACCGATAGCTTTCATACCGAAAGCTGCGTCTTGGTTTGCCATATTGTTTCTCCATTTAGTCCGTAATTTAAAAAATTACAGACGGGTTAATGTTAATAATTCTGTTGGTTTAATAATTACTAAAAAATTAGCTTTTCTTAGAACCACCAAAAGTTACACGAGTCTGTCTATCAACATTGATAGGCATACTTGGATGCTGTTCCTTCAAAAGATCGTTGTCTACTGCTTTATCTTGATCCATACCTTTTTGTGAATAGTATTTAGATCTTTGTTTTGCAATCTCTTCAGGTACTCTTGCCAGCAGCAAGCCACCAACTCCGATCACTCCCTTGTATTTACCGTCTTCAACCACAGGATAATCTGAATCTGGGTATTGATCTGATCTAACTAATTCATAGCCTGATCTTAATCTTCCAGCGATATTTTTAGTATCGGTGAAACCCATAGATTCTGCTCTTATCCATCTATGTCTGAATCCTGTCGGTGCAGGGGGTGCATCTAAAGATGATGGTGGAGCCCAAACTTTTGTTCGTTCTTCTTTAACTCTAGTTTGACTCGCACGACTTGGGGTGTTGTCTTTTTCTATTTTTTTCATATGCTTATACTACCTCCTTCGTGATTTTTTTTAACTGTTTCGCATACTCTTCGAGTGGCACACCTATTCTTTTAGCAATTGCTACTTGTGAAGGTGTGAGCCTCACAATTTTGCGACCAGGCTTACTCGTTCTGTTAGCCGAAGCTACAACTTGAGTAGGTCTTAAAGTCGTTTGTTCATCCACACTATCAAATTTTTGAGGAAATTCAAGTCTTATTCTTTTATTTATTTCAGAATAATACTCTTCTGTTTGAGGATCAAAACCTTCTTCTTCAACTAATTTCTTATGTAAGCTGAATGCAGTATAGGTCATAGCCTCATTATTACCGAACCATGAGTTTTCATTAGCCCATTTTTGAGCTTTTGGATCAGGATTGATAGCTTGTTCTTGAGTTTGCGTTTGATTGATAGGTCTAGAGCCATTTGAATTTAACTCTCTACCTTGTTGTTCTCTATCTGTTTTTTCTACATGTCTAGATTTAAT